CATTGTTGAATGCATCTTCGATTACGTGGCTCGTAACCCACCCTGCTGGAAGCGCTCTCAGTTCGCCGTATGTCATTGTGTTTCTCCTAGTGAGGCTGGTTGCCTCTGTTGATCTGTAATGAGTATCGGCCAATAATCAAAATAAGTAAAGCGAAAAGTGGAGAAAAGTGGAGAATGATTGCAAATAGTGGAGAATTAGCGCATTACATGATGCTCCACATCGCACCAATCAGAGATTTGCACAAGATATTCACAAGTGCAATCGTGCTAATCCTCGCGCTCTACCTGATACCACACAGGCACCACTACCAGATACAGATTTCCGCCCATTTCCGCGCTTACAGTGATTTACAGAGAGATTCGCTCAATCTAATAAGGTTGCGATTGATTCGTTGGGGTTTGTAATCGATCAAAGAGCAATTTGCATGCGATTGCTGGGCTAATGTCTTACATAATCCTCGCCATTGTCTTACATATCTGATAGGTTTGTCTTACATCTTTGGAGGGTTTGTCTTACATGGCTATTGATACTGTGTCTTACACGATGCGAGTCCCTGTTGATCTCAAGCGGCAACTGGAGTTTGCGGCTAAGAGCGTCGGCGTGAGCGTGGCGAGCTTGATTGTGGATGCTTGCTGGCGTCATCTTGAGCGCGGCGAGGATTCTGATACGTTGGCGATACTTCGCTCTAATGAGGGTAGTCGCCCTCTCTGTTTGTGTGATTATGAGGATTGGTTTATTGTGCAGGCGGTGCGTCGGAGCGAGCGCAATACTATAGATGGGAGTGCAAGTAAGGCGGTCGCCGTGCTTGATACCCGATCTGAGCCTGGTCCGTTATCACCTCTGGCTGTTGTGGTGCCTCCGGTGACGTACAACATGGATGCTCTGCGAGCGATTGCTGCTGGCAAGATAGGCAAGGGAGTGGTCGAGTCTACGATTAATCCCTGCGCACTAGGCATACAGGATGCACTCGCAATAGGTATCGATCCCTGCGTACCGGGTACCGATGATGCTGCATCTGCTATGTGTATCAATAATGGCCGGATCACGCGAGATGCGTATGGCGTGTCGAGCGCACTATCTGATGTACCTGATCCGTGCTCACACGTCGAGTTCTGCGAGGATGATGGCGAGAGCTACCACTGCGCACTGATTGATGGCCACAAGGGCAAGTGCAAGCGAGGGGAGATGATATAAGCATATATCCGCAGAAACCCGTATGGGGAAAAACTGAAGATGGCACCCGTTATATCGCGTCTAAGGGGATGTATTGCTGTGAGTGCGGGTTTCCCGCCGATGATAGTCCGCACTATATTCATCGTGGCCTATGCAGGCAATGCGGAACAATCCCAATGTGTAGTATCGATGAGCGAATCGAACATGCTGGGTACATAGCAGCTTCAGCCCTGCAAGAGATGGCTTTGGTAAGATCAATCAAGCAGATGGCGGCTGCTCGATCGGCTCTACCATATTACCCATCCCCTCAAGTTATTGATTCCATACTCCCCAAACCCATAGGGTACCAGAGCAGCAATGCCCGAGCCGGCCATCCGCAGGAAGGGTTCAGCCTCATCTACTCTGACAACGTCCATCCATAAAATATCCTCTTGACATGAGTTAGCAACTTTGCTACAACAGATTAGGAGATTTTACATGGATGATCGGGAGTTCTGGGCGCAGGTGTACTTGGAGTGCGTTAGGCAAGGAGTATCGAGTGGGTCGGCTAGTAAACAAGCTGACGATGCCTTGGATGCACGAAACAGGAAAATTGTTCCGAAGTTTTCCGTGTGAAGGGATGAGATATGGAGCGGATCCTACAATATGGATTTCGGCGTTCTCAGTGTGGTAGGTGGTTTGAGGATTCTGCTGGGGTGCGTGTGTGGGATGGATTTGTTTTGCGGATGCGTAGATCAGTTGGTATAGCATCCTCCTGTTAATCAACTGGTCGCAGGTTCGATTCCTGCCGAATCCACCAAAAAGGAGAAGTGATGTCATTCTTTCGTATTGTGCTTGCAAGGCAGGGTGAGCCTACTGTTGAACTTGGGACTGTTCCGGCGATTGAGAATGTTACCGAGTGGTTCGATGGGGCATTTGTTTCGGGGTTGCTTCCTAATCCCCCAAAATATACGGATGAGATTCAGGTATTTGAGGTTGATGGAGATAAGCAGACGATGAAGTTTGTTTGGCGATTGAGTTGGATGCAGTTCGAGGCGAGGATGATCGTATGATCCGAACGGCTACTGAAACATTAATGTCTGCAATGACTGAGTTTGGGCAGACTGAACCAAGAGATTGCATTGTGATATGGACTAACGAAGCAGGAGATATTTGTTGGTCGAGTAGCACTGACTCGCAACTAATCAAGATCGGGATGGTTGAGATGTTGCGAACGATTTTGAAGAAGAGAGTTGACTATTGATGATTGATCCCGAGATTCTAATCAACTTGCCGTCTCAGTCTGATGTAGACAAGAACGACAATCGGAATGCAGTAAGGGCGGCGTTTCAGGTGAAGCGTCAGTGCCGGTTGCGTGTGAATGTTGGGGTTTATGGTCCGGGTACTCCTGAGTCACCAAAGGCTAAGTATTACTGGTTTCTTGGGTATAGCCCAACGATTGTGTGCAAGACGCCTGCTGCGGTCGATCATGTGATGCGCAAGATCCAGGAGTTGATGATTGAGATGAATGGTTGGACATCGGAGGTACCTGATGCGAAGTGAGTACCACATTTCAGAAGAGTTTCAGCAGCAGAAGGCCGAGGGTAAGCGTCGTCAGAGAGCATACGAGGGAATTGACTTGGCTGTTCTGAATGAGAAGGGTGGATGTGTTGGCACCCACAAAATGACGGGTGGAGGGTTGCCAATGGCAGATGCTTTGAAGGTGGCATCCGAGGATCAAGAGTTCAAGATTTGGGAGCATGATAACAAGGGTTTGAAATCGGAGTTGCGGGACTTGGTTCGAGATGCAGAATTGTTTGAGAAATCAGAAGGGGTGAAATTTGAGTGATCCGTACAAACTTCCAATTTCAAATTGGCCCGGTTTTAGATATATCGAAAGTTTTGACAATGGTACTAGAACTTCTACCATATCTTGGACATCCAAAAATGGTATGCAAAGAAATTTTATAACTTCAGTATGGTCTTATGGCAGTAAAACAGAAGTTTCTTGTAAATTTGGGGTTCCAGAGGTTTCCAATGTCTAATTCAATTCCAATTCAGTTAGCACCAATGCTTGCAGTCTATGAGGATGATGGAGAGTTCACCTTACGAGTGTCAGACTCTTCTCTGGCTAAATCTGTGTCGGCAAATGTAATCAAGGCAATCGGAGAGACTGCGGGAGCGCGTAAGCTGATTCTCGTCACTCCAACCGACACGAAGGTATTTAAGTTCGGCGACAAGAAACCCTCGATTGATAATAAAGTTGTGCAGATGGAACCAAAGAAAGTACCTGTACATCAGATTCAAGACCCATCTGCTCCCCCATCTCCTGAAATTGAAGAGTACGAACGAGAGGCAGCAGAGGCGACGCAATTACAGCGTGAACTTGAGAAAGACAACGCTACACCAGTTGAGTTCCCCAAAGATGATGAACCAGTTGAGCAAGTAGCTCCCAAGACTCGCAAGCGTACTCCAAGGCCACAGAATCTCCCTACAGGATGCGGAAGGTGCGGTGGTCAGGGAATCATTGCAGGTGGCGGTACATGTCCTGTATGCAGAGGACAAGGGGCTGTAAGCCATTACAAGTAGGGTGAAATGTACAAGCATATTCCAAGACCAGACAACAGAAAGGTTCGCCTCGTAGCAAAAGGGGGCTTCAGAATTTATAGCAAGGAACAACTTTCTCAGACAATAAATGCACAGTATAAAAGAAGATTTAGAGAGAGGTTGGAGAAACTGATTGATTGCCGCATCTGTGTTCGGTGCAAGTACGCTTTCATCTCTAAGAAAGGAATCAACATCTGTTCTGTTTGCTATGAGGATGCTCGAAAGGAATATCAGAAGTATTTCATGCCGGAGTACACCCCAGTTGTTTCCAAGTACCGCCAGTGGGCAGAGGATACAGGATTCTTTCCTTGGGGTGGAAGAGGTACGATCAAGCCAAGGATACCAGTTCCAAACTTGAGCAGAATAGCAGATAGTATTTCCAAGACGTTTGAAATGATGAAGATATGTGTTGAAACTGATACTTGGGTCATACAATCTCAGCCTAGGGTAGTTGGGTTGAATCCTTACTTGAACGAAATGCCAATAAGAGATTTGAGGTTGAAGAATGCCAAAGTTGCCTGAGTGCAAGAACCCAGACCATCCTGGTCCAAACAGAAACACGATGGTATGCGCCGAAGAGCGGCAAGACTGCTTTGTGTTCTACTGTAAGTTGTGTGCAGACTGCAAGATTCAGTCTATTCAGGTGAAGACCAAAGCGGCGATGCGTGATGCAAGCCGTAAAGACTTGGCAAAGCGCAATATGCTTCTTAAAGCTCCACCGCCACGGATGAAGCAAATCAACATGGATTCTTCTCTTAGAGAAGAGATGCAAGATCGCTACAGTTTTGAACAGATGAAAAAATCGAGGAGAGCATAATGAGTGAAACGTCAGTAGCTATTCAACGCAAGCCGGGTCGTCCTCCTAAACAGGCAGAGATTGTTGAAGGGTCGGTAGGGGGGTTGACTTTGGAGCAGTTTCTCGATTCTCCTCTTCCTGCTATTCGTAAGCGGTATCGTGAGGAACTGAGCAAGTCTGAAGCATTGGAAGAACTTGCTCGGTTTAGGGCAATCTGTCAGGCAGCATCTGAAGAGATCAATCAGAGGCTTATCCCTGATGAGGATGAATGTGCTGTCTGTCGCCGAATTATTGCGTCTGGGACTAAGGTTCCTCAGATGATTCAAGTAAAGGATCAGTTAACTGGAATAGTGCAGACTAAGGTTCTATGCTCGATTGGGTGCATCCGTGAGTACAATCGCGGGAAGATGGGACTTGCAGAATTGGTGAAGTAAATGCCCCTAGACCTAGATCGTGTTGTAAAACTTGCGTCCCGATTGTCTATCCGAGATCGGGACTTGGGTTATAGAATACCGTTTAAACTTCGCCCTCAGCAGATGCAGATTATTGAGCAGGCGAAAGAGCATATTGCCAAGAAGCGAAGACTGTACATAATTTTCTTGAAGGGTCGTCGTCTTGGTATCTCTACATTTGCTAACCTGATTCAAATATCCCACATTGCTTCTCGGTCAGACGCACATGCCGCAATCATTGCTCAGAACATCGAAGTAGGAAACACTATCTTCTCTCAAGCGAAGATGATGGCAAAAGACTTGAAGGGGATTAATCCTCACGTCGATTTTGTTTCCAAGAAGATCGACTACTTCCACCAGAACGCCGAACCTTCAGACTTGAAATCATATACGGCGGCAACAGTTCATGGCCAGCGTGGCATGACTCTATCTTCTGTCCACATGACTGAGGCTGCTTTCTACCCGTATGAGGGGGCTTACACCAGCATTCTAAACACACTGTCATCTGATCCTGACAATGTTTGCTTGATTGAAACTACTGCGAACGGGATGGAGGGGCCGGGAGAGTCTTACTACGAGTATTGGAATGGAGCCGAGGCCGGAGACAATGAGTTCCTACCGATCTTCCTTCCGTGGTTTCAGGATGACAACTATGTAGGAAATCCAGAAGATGCGGAAGATGCTCCGGCTGACGACTACGAAAAGTGGTTGATGAACGATCTTTATGACCCAATCACAAAGAAGCCGATCAAACTTGGAAAGGATCGCATTGCGTGGTTCAGAAACACTCTTCATACGAAGTGCGAATCGTCGATTGATAACTGGAGGGCTGAATACCCATCTACTCCACAAGAGGCGTTTATCGCATCTGGTCAGCCTGCATTCTCTCATCAGGAAGTCCAGTTTGCAGAACTGTCGAAGATGAATCCGATTCATTATGGACGAATCGTAAAAAATACTGTTACGGGTAGACCAGAGTTTGAACCATCAACCCATCCAGATGAATCTTTGTTGGCAATATGGGAGATGCCCCAGCCGGGAGAACACTACTTTGCTGGGGTTGATACCGCCCGTGGTGACGAGAATAACATCGGAGTGGGGGATTATGCTGCAATCATCATGTGGAACGCAGAGACGGGAAACATGGCAGCGCGTTACATGAGCCGAGTATCTCCTGAGACCCTTGCCGAGTACGCCGGATTGATTGGCAGATTCTTCAACAATGCTTGCTTGAACGTAGAGCTAAATGGACTTGGCTATGTCGTGATGCGCGACCTGAGAGACAGGCACTTCTACCCGAATCAGTATCGATGGAAGGGGAGAGACGATAAGTTCGATGGAAAGCCGGGTACAGCGTTCGGATTCGAGACAACGTCACGATATAGGTCAATGATGTTCAATCTTTTCAGGACATCGCTTTACCGGAAAGAAGCTATTCCAAGAGACAAGGTTTTTGTGGCACAGATGACAGCGGCTAAAATTGAAAACTTCCGTTGGGAGGTGGCAGTCGGACACGATGATGTTTTCATGGCGGGGTTATTGGGTTGGATTGCGAAAGAACAGTTTCACCCAACTACATGCAAGAAACGGAAGTCTCGAAATGTAATGTTGACTGCTGAAGAGTTGGCAGCAGCTCAGATTGCTCTTACTGGCAGGGCCAGTACGTCCGAGGACGCATCAGCGTTGACTTGGGTAAACGACCCTAGTACTACGGCATTTGGGGCGCTTCTGTTCAACTCTAATGACCATCTGAGAATGCTTCAGAGGTACGACAAGAAGAAAAATTCACCGAATAGGCTGGTGGGAATTTGATAATTCGTGACCGAAACCGCATCATCATCGAACTTCCTGACGAGCAGAAAGCAGAGGCAATCGAATGGATATTTACACATCTTTTCTCGGAGACAACTTCAACCCCGAGTTTGGAGAAACACCGATCAGTCGTCCCGTCCGAAGCAAAGTTGTCGGAATTGGAAGCGAAAAGGCAGTCGAAAAAACTGGAGTCCGCAAACGTCGAGGCCGTCCAAAAAAGGACAACGGGAGCGATTTACCCGTGGATCACCCGCAAGTAGCGGTATCACCAGAGGATAGAAAGAAAGCCAATAACATTATTGATGAGATTGGTAAGCGATTTTCTGAGAATAGGAAGATCAGCCAGTCGGCGGCTTATGAGTGCTATCAAAAGGACTTATCGGACAATTCTGCCTATCTCGTCAATGGTGGAGTGATGACGATGAAAGAGTTGTCCGAGATGTTGATGAAGCTCGAAGAGTTCCGCAAAAGGACTACAGAAACAGGGAAGACACCTGCTACGCTACTTGCCGAATGGCTCAGGGGAGAAAACATCCCTAGTGCATAAGTTATCCAATAATTGCTAACTGTTGATAGTATTGCACTTACCTCTTGACTCTCAAGTGGAAGGGTGTTTGTATTGTCTCAGGAGGATTTTATGGACAGAGCAAAGTTTCAAACTACAGCGGAAGCAGCGGAGACGAAAGATCAGGCAGAGAAGAATCCCCGCAATCATTTCAGGTCTAAACATGCCCGCTCTAAGGGTCTTTCCGGCAAGGGCGAAGTACGGGAAGCAAAAAAGAAGCACTCACGACGCGCATAGGATAAGGCCATCTCAAATATCTATACCATCCGAACGAATCGCAAGTCTCAGCCTGACGAATATCGAGACGGTCGAGCGCGTCACATCGAAGAATGGGTGCGCCAGTCAGATGAGGCTCGCAACAAAGCTCTCGGAGAGAACGCTTTCTCTGAGGCAGAAGCCTTATATTCGTTGAAGGGTCCGACTGGGGAAGTTCCCTCTTTTCGCCCTGCTGTATCTGTTCCCGAACTCCAGAAGATCATTCTTGAGGACTCGAACCGAATCTCCGACGTATCTCCGCAGGTATTCATTTTCAAAAAGGGAGACAGAGAAGAGGAGCGCGAGAAGGCTTTGCAGGCTCAATGGCAGCAAGCAAGAGTCAATTACCACACTCTTTTTGCCACGACTACATCTCGCTATTGCGGAACTGGATTCCTCCAACTCTGCTACTCTCCCGATCTTAGAAATGGCAAGGGCGGTTTGTGGGTAAAGTCCCGCGATCCTCGTACCGTTGGTTTTGACCCAACCACAGATTATGAATTTGATCCGTCCTATCTGTATTTTGAAGATTGGATGCACATCGAAGAGATTCGCAAGCGTTGGCCGCTAACTTCAAAGAATCTTAAAATCTCTGGGGCGGGATCAACATCAGCAACACTTTCACAGACTGGTTCTGGATATGGTTTCCAGATGCCTAGTGGTCCAATGACCTCTATGCCTGGAATGCCCGGTGCGGCAACGGCGATAGGACGTACCTCTTCAGATACTCGTTTACTAGTCAGGCATGTGTTCTGCAAGGATTACACGAGAGAAATTGTCGATAAAAATAACCTTCCCGATGGGGCATTGACTGATCCTGAGTTCCTTTGGAAGTATCCAAACGGTCGTTATATTGTTGAATGCGAAGGATATATCCTTTCAGACGGGTCAAATCCATACCCTAAGAGAAGCGATATACCATCCCCATTCTTCCCAATATTTCCGGTTTGGGCTTTGCCGCCATTGTATGGCCCTTGGGGTATTCCAGTTACTCGATTCTCTTCTACGCTTCAGAGTCTTGCTGAGAAGCTGTACACGCAGCTTTACGAGAATTCTGTACGTCTGAACAACGGAGTATGGTTCATTGACCAATCAACCGGAATCGACGTTGAATCGTTCGGTGGAATGCCGGGAGAGGTCCAGTCGATCAATCCTAATTCAAAGGTTCCTGAGTGCCGTACATCTCCAGCATTGCCATCTAATGCGTATCAGTTCCCTAGTGACCTTCTGAAGATGCAGCAACGCCTTCAGGGACAGACTGAGGCAAAACAAGGAAATCCCGGACAAGGAAACGTATCAACTTCACTATTTGAATCGTCTATTCTTCAGTCATCTGGAATGCTTCAGTTGGCCGGACGCCTGCAATCGTTCACTATTTCACAGCTTTCGACTTGTATGTTCTACACGATGGGAAGATACATGAATCGGTTCTCTATGCCGTTCCGTGGAGACAAGTCAACTGATATTGTGAAGTGGGAAGGAATCCTTGATCCCCATGATTACGATCTAATGTTGGATGAGGATTCGATTCAACCATTGAGCGAAATTGCATTGCGCCGCATGGTTCCTGATCTAATGAAGACGGGAGTTTTGAATACAGAGAGAGGACTTCAGATGCTTGGTATTCCTAATGCGGAGAAGATTGCGCTTGAACAAAAAGAACAGCAGCAACTTGCCGCGTTGGCTCGCGTGAAGAATGGAAAGAAGGGATGAGTATTCCGTCTCCATATCGTGAGTGGGTTACTCTGTCTGAGTTTTCTAGGATTATGGGTAGAAGCCCTGAGTGGGCTTACAAATACGCAAAATTAGGGCATTTTGCTGATTTTGGAATTCCCGTGTTGCTCGATAAAACATCTCACGGCAGGCTAGGTGGAGCAAGCCGTAGATGGTATTTCTCTGTCCCCGGAGACATGATTAATTAGGGGGTTCTGTACCATACCCCTTGTAAACCAAATGACATAGCCCTACTCTTCAATTATGCAAGTTGCCGTGGAGTTGGTTCGATACAACGATCTTGGGAATGGCGATGTACAGGTTCAGGTTGCCGTAAATGGCGTACTTGCTCCTATGATCGACGATCACAAGTCGAGTCGAGAGAGATACGACAGCGATGAAGCGTATTTTGCTTACATTGCGAAACAGTCGGAATGTCTCATCCATATCTACGGTGATGCGCGTAATCCGCTTCCGATGGATAAAATCCTAGCGAGGCAAGAGGAGGGCTTCTAATATGGCACGTAAGAGCAAGCGTCATGACAAGAAGACCAGCAAGCGTAAGTAATTAGAGGAGAGCGTATGTCACACAAAATCATCAAGGACTTTAAAAACCCGAAGAAGTTTTTGCGTGATGCACGTTCTCTGGCTGCCAAGAACTCACGAAAGAGTTCTCGGTAACTCATTCAGACAATGTAGTGCTGGCCTTCGCGCCCATTGTCTTAACCGTTGCGGGTCGTAACTCGCGTAGCGAAGGAGATTCTATGGCCAAACGTGGCGGAAGACGAAAGATTCGTAGACCGGCAACGAGACGATAGGATGCCCCTCTTGCACTCCCAATGGGAGCCTCAGAGATGGGGCTTCCATTGACTAAAAGGATAATGACATGGCTGAAAAATTCGGCAATACATTCGATGAAAAGATTCTCAAGAGTCCTTTGACGGTTGGGCGTACTGGTCAAGAGCGGGGTCCAGAAGTTCGCAACAACCCCATCGCCATGCCCAAAGACCCGTTGAATTTTATTCCGGGTGATTCGAGTAAGGCGCGAGGTAAACGATAATGGCAAATCCCGGTCTTAAATCGAAAGGACTGAAGTCCTCGCACACTCGTGTTCCTAAGAACTCTTTTCGCAACATCCCACAGCGTAAAGGCAGACGATGAGCGCAACCCCCAATCCTTTAGCCGGAATCATGGCTCGTCAGCTTATGCAAAAGCTAGGCGGATCTATGGCCGGTGGCGGACAGGGACAGCCTCAACAGGGTCAACCTCAGCCGGGACAACCGGGACAAGACCAGCAACCAGATCAGGCAGGGCAACAGATTCAGACTCAGCTTGCCGAGTTACAGGGTGCAGACCCCAACTCTCTTTTGAAGATTATGCAGCAGATCAAGAGTCAGCTTGTAGCGATCTATCCTCGCGCTGCTTTCACGATTCCAGAGGTTTCTCGCAACGTGGCTCAGGCTCAGAAGTATCTTGATTCGGCTATCAAGGAATGCGAGAAGGCGGCGGAAACTGCATCCACCGTTCAAAGTCCGATAGCCAACAATGCAGGACAGCCTCCGCGTGGTCAAGAACAGACACAAGGACTACAGCAGTTTGCACAGGGAGCTTAATTAGATGGCACTCAAAGATATTTTGACTAGCGGAACTTATCCCGATGACATGGTAATCTCTCTTCCCGATGGTTCTTCGGCGTCGGTTGGAGAGATGCGGTCAATGGCGGCAAGTGAGCGTCAAGCCCTTTTGACTCGTTCTCAGCAGTTGGAGCAGGCGGAGCAAGGGGTAATGCAGCGTGTTTCTACTCTTCGTCAGGCTGGTTTGCTTGACAATGACTTGAACCCTGTTATTCCGACTCATCAGCAGGTCGCGCAGCATGTTACCGAGCAGACCGGAATGGACGAGAACGATCCTTTGTTTGGTCCGTTGGTTCGTCAGACTCAGGCTCAGGCTGCAAAACAGGCCGCTGAAATTACCGAGTTACGTCAGCAGGTACAGCGCATTGCAACTGCTACCCAGCAGGCCGTAAAAGGCTATCTAGGAGACAATTATCATTCGACTTTCCAGCGTGAAGTTGCGGCACTTCCTGAATCAATTCGCGGGAAGGTCACTCTTGAGCAGGCAGTCAATTTCGCTACAGAGCGAAAGCTGACTGACGATGTAGGCCGTCTTGATATTGCTTCCGCCGTGGACCGTCTGACGTGGGATGCTCGCAAGGAAGCCGATAAGGCAGAACTCGTCAAGAGTGGTGAGAAGTTGGCAGAAGACAAGAAGGCTTTGGCTAGCATGTCTCGTCCCGGAATTCATGGGCCGAGAGTGGCTGATACAGGTTTCAAGACTACTGACGACAAGGGTCATACTCTTTCGTTGGATGATGCAATCGCGGCGGCTTCACAGGATGACCAGATTTGGGCATCTGCTGCGCAGTATATGAACTAGAGAGGATACGAGCATGGCAAATTCGGTCGTTGGCCTGGGACTAGCTTCTCCCCCAGTGCAACTTTCAAACACGGTGAATGCAATCAGCCAGAAGTATATTGTTCCGGTACTCGGAGACAATGTATTCAAGCCGTCGCCTGTATTCTGGGCACTGACGCGTGAAGGCAAAAAGTTTGGCGCTGGCGAACTTGTCTTCCCTGAAATCTATCAGGAAGAGCTTCCGGGTGGGGCGTACTATGGCGATCAGTTGCTTGATACGTCTGTTGTCGATTCCATCCAGCCTGCTAACCAGCAGTGGAAGCCTTACCGCCAGCCGATTGTCATTCCAGTCACGGACATTATTCTGAACCGTGGCGGAGCGGGGAACCTTGACCTCATCAAGGCGAAGTATCAGACAGCATCGGCATCCTTCCTTCAGAAGTTGTCTCGTGCTCTCTGGCATACTTCTCCCCAGAACACGTCTCTTGATGTTGACGATCTCAATTCGTGGGTTGTTTCGACGACCAACACGATTGCTGGTATCAACCGAGCGACTTCGGCCAACTCGTTCTGGTTGGCTGGTGCTGCGGTTCCTTCAGGTGGGGCGGTGACTCCGGCTATTTTTGAGCCTGCTTATCAGTCGATTACTTGGGGATATGATGAGCCTGATCTATTGACCATGAATCGAGCGAACTATGCTGCATTCAAGGCCAATTTCACGGCAAACATCCGATTTGGTCAGGGAATGCAGGACGACGAAGCTTTGCAGGTTGGATTCCGCAACCACTTCCTATTCAACAACGCCGTAACGGTACCGGATTATTTCGCTACCACTGGTGAGGCGTTGTTCCTGAACTCGAAGTACATCTTCCCCGTCTTCCATGAGGCTGATTACTTCAATGTCGATCCGTTCATCAAGCCGAGTAATCAGCGCGTCTTGGTGTCAACGATGTATCTGACATGGAACCTTTCCTGCATCTCTCCGCGCATGAACTGCCCGGTAACTGGACTTCCCAACTAAGGAGAAATTATGGCTCTTCCATTTGCAAATCCGATTTCGCAAGCAATGCCGGGATTCGGTTCCGGGTCTTTCTACGGGGCAGTAACCCAGACTCCGACTGCGACCGGAGCCAATACACTGGTTATTGCTAATACTTCAACAACCCCATCAACGGGTGGGACTGCTTTCAACACGGGAGGCGGTCCTGCTCCTACTTCTGGTAAGTGGCACCTTCGCATTACTAATGCAACCTCAACCGCAACTGTTGCATTGGTTGTGCAGGTCACAGATGGTACAAATGTGTGGGATGTGGCGAGCATTCCCGCTGCTGCCGCTAATGGATTCTATGACTACACTGGTGAATTCAAAACCGATGTTTCAATCACGGCTGTCAATTTTGTTGTTACCGGAGGCGGAACCATTACCTCTCTACCGATTGATGCTGAAGTATCGCTAGTCTAACGATTGATTCTTACACAACATGCCCCCGTCCTGCTTCGTGCGGGGTGGGGGCTTACTTTTAGAGGTGGATATTGAGTCTAGTCGGGGATATAATTATTGGACTTCGTGAACTTGCTCCAGACCCCTGCCAAACTCTACAGGTTCCGGTTCTGTCTGTGACCACAAATACTACTGCTCCTACTCTGTTCTCGGCTGGGCAAACGGTATATGTGAAAGCGACACAGAGTACCTACTGGGGAGAGACGGCGGCAACTGTTGAGCAAACAGTTACGAATCCGGCTGCATTCAATTTAGTTGCAACAGT